AAAAACAAAAGTGGCTGCGCATCGCTGCTCAGGAACAAAACAAGCAAAAGAACAAACCCATGTCCGTGCGCCGTTTGGCCAAGTCCATCATCCTGGGCCGCGTGGCCAGACCCGATGAAGTCAGCACCCCCAAAGGCGACCGGGGTATCGACAACGTCCATCCGCACGTCAATCGCCTCATTGCCTTTTGGGGAAAGATGAAACGCGTTGGCTGGTTGCAGGACGCCGAGGCCGACCAGATCACCACCATGATCGAAGACCTCATGCCGGTGGTGAAGATCATCGAGGAATTGCAGAACGAGTACCGCAACCGCCCCGAATGCGACGATCATCGTATGGCCAAGACGGCGGGTTGACACCACAGATAGGATGTAGGGCAACGTCTCTTTGCCGCAGCGACGACTTCAGACGACGCCAGCAAATTGATTCTTCCCAGCATCACAGAGCGATATCAATCGCCAGGCATGCATGCCCTACACCCCTTCCTGCCGCAACGACTTCAGACGTAGCCGGGAAGGGACCTCTTTTCAAATGCAATCTCAATGTATCCATTCTTCATGACAATATCACCAGAGCACCCCACCAGGCCGAGGGGGGGTGGTCCTGCGGGGTCCCATACGGACTAGTGCTCGATGGGGTCCGCCAGCAGCGCCCTCAAGTAGAGAGAGACCCCATTTTTCGCGCTTTACACTTTCACGCAAAAGGCGGGAACGGCAAATGCCTTTCCGCCCTTTTTTTATACGGGCTGGCTGTTATTGAGACAGGATTTCAGCGTGTAAAATCCGTCCAGTCATCCCGTAAATCCTTGACGGCTCTTTGACGAATCGGGGTGTAAAGCGGCGCGAATGGGGATGATGGTCCGCGACGGGTCGTTGACAGCCTCCACTGGGTATGGAAACCCCAGACATACCCATGAAACCGGCCAACGGGATCACCCCCGAAGTGGCCGAACGCATCCTGGCCAAGGATTACACCAATATCGTCAAGAAGGTGACGGAGGGCAAACCGCTCTCCAAAACCGAACGCGATTTGATTCAGGCCCGTGCCGAATCGATGGCTGACGCATCCATCACCACTGCGAAGGATTTGACCGAGTTGGCGACGATTCTCGGGGTCAGCCGCCAGAGCCTTCACACGTGGCGCAAGCTGGAGGGCTCGCCCACCCCTGCCGCCAACGGCTCGCACTCGGTGATCGCGTGGCGTCAGTTCATGCGGCAAAGCGATCTGCATGGTAGCAACAGCAAACTCACGGTCGAACGTCACGAGGCCCTGAAGGCCCGCAAGCTGTTGGCCGAGGTGGAGCAACGCGAGATTCGCACCGCCATCTTGAAGGGTGAGTATGTCTCACTGGAACAGGTCCGTCTGACGTGGACGACGCAGGTGGGCAAAGCCATTGCTCTGATGCGGGCGAAGTTCGAGTCGGAGTTGCCGCCCATCCTGTCCGGGCTGGACGCCATTGCCATCCAGCGCGAGTGCGCCGACGCCATCGATGAGGTCTGCACCACGCTTCATAACGGGGGAACCTGCACGCCGTGAACAAGCTCCTGCCGCTTTTCTTTCAGGCGTGGTATGCTCCGGACCGCCGTCCGCCGTGGCAATGGTGCGAGGAGCACATCCCGGCTATCCCGTATTCCCCCATGCCGGGACGGTTCCGTTCCGACAACTCCCCCTGGCTTCGGGCCGTGATGGAGGCCATCGTCGATCCGCAGGTGCGGCTGGTCTCCATCATCGCTTCGATTCAGTCCTCGAAGACCACCGCGCCGGAGCTGACCCTTTGCTACATCATCGCCAACCTGCCCGGCCCCACGCTCTGGCTGGACCAAACTGACGAAGACGCCAAGGACCAGTCCGAGTCGCGCTTACAAAAACTGTTCGATGAGTGCGAGCCGGTGAAGGCGCTCTTCCCCGCCGACCGCCACAAGCGGCGCAACACCACAATCCACTTCGCCAACGGCATGACGCTCTGGGTACTGGGGGCGCACAACAAGACCAACCTCCAGCGCCGGTCCATCCGCTGGCTGATTGGCGATGAGACCTGGCGTTGGCCGCAGGGCCACATGGCGGAGGCCGAAGCGCGTGTCACCGCCTTCGGCTGGCTGGGCAAGTGCATCTTCCTCAGTCAGGGCGGCGAGGAAGACGACGACACCCACCGCAAGTTTGAAACCACCGATATGCGCGAGTGGACCTTCGTCTGCCCGCAGTGCGGTACCCGCCAGCCCTTCTTGTGGGAAAACATCGAGTGGGCCAAGGACTGCAAAGACGCGCAGGAGCAGTATGACTTTGAAAAGGTGCGGGCCAGCACGGTGCTGCACTGTCCCCATTGCCAGCATGAGATCGCGGACTCCGACGAGCACCGCCGCAAGCTCAACGCCACCGGAGAGTTCGTTGCCCAGAACCCGAATGCCGCCCGGGAAAATATCGGCTTTCACTGGAACAGCCTGGCGTCCATGTCGTGGGGCAAGCTCGCGGAGTTGTACCTGCGGGCGAAACTTGCCTCCCGCAAAGGCGACACCTCTCTCCTGCAGCAGTTTTACCAGAAGCGTCTCGCGCTGGCGTGGCGCGAGTTTGTGGAGGATTTTAAGGTGGAGATCGCCACCAGCGCCTACCACCTGGGCGAAGACTGGTCCGATGAAGGGGCCATCGGCTCGCGTGGAAAAATCATCGCCGCCCCCTTCCCCGATGGCGTCACGCTGATCCCCCTGCGCTTCCTCACGGTCGATGTGCAGATGGACCACTTCTTTCTCGTGGTGCGTTCATGGTCCGCCGAGGGTGCGTCGCGCCTGCTGTGGTGTGAGCGCGTGGTGACATGGGAAGAGTTGGAAGCCATCCAGCAGCGTTTCCGCGTTCACGACAGTCTGGTCTTTGTCGATGCCGGGTACAACAGCTATGAGGTTTACCGTCAGTGCGCCCGACACGGCTGGACCGCCCTGATGGGCGACGCCCACAGCACCTTCGTTCACAAAACTCCGCAGGGTCCGGTCCAGCGGTTCTACTCCCCGGTGCGGCGGATCGCGGTGTCCCGGGGGCTCGTCTGCCGCATGCATTACTGGTCAAATCTCCAGATCAAAGACGTGCTCGCCCGCCTGCGCCGGGAGCACTCCTCAGACGGCTCTCCCCTGTGGCAGGTGCCCGGCGACATCCCCGAGGACTACCTCCAGCACATGGAGTCCGAGCAGCGCATCAAAAAGAACAGCAAGTGGATTTGGGAGCAGATCGGCAGCCGCCCCAACCACCTCTTCGACTGTGAAGCCATGAGCGTGGTCGCCGCCGTCATGCTCAAGATTATCGGGCGTGAAGCGGTCGCAGGCGAGAACGGAGAAAAATCTGCAAATACTTCAATATAAACGGGTAATAGACTTGATGTCGTTTTTGATAAGAGCGTCTATGCGTTCAGAAACCACAAACCATTGGGAAACAACATGAAGCAGAACGCAAACACCCCCATGACCCGCGAAGCCCTCCACGCTCTTCCCGCCGACGCGCTGAGCGAAATATGCGACGCCTACTACAAAACGGGCGAAGGGATTTTGGGACTGGCCGACAGCGCCAGCCACCTTGGCCCGCAGGAACAGGAAGCCATTCGCCACCTGCGCCGCGCCTTCGAAGCGCTCAACCACCTCGGAAAGCACCTTTAATCCTCAAGCCATGAATACGACCATGAACAGCACCAACTACGCCGCCGCCCCGACCGACGACAGTTGGGGCTTCTTCGGCACCCTCGACATGAATGAACGCCTCGGGCTGAAAGATACCATCGAAGCCTGGGATGCCGCCTTCGCGATTTTCCGCAGCGCCCCGTGGCAGCCCACCGACATCGCCATCCGCAACTTCCTGCGCAGCCGCTGGGGACGCCACTTTGCCGACAGCATGAGTTTTTACGACGGCTCGCTCAAAAGCCGCATCCAGCAGGCCTCGGGCGAAAAGTGGGTTGCGCAGGAATTCGCGCAGCTCGCCCGCCAGGGCTTCGACACCAAGCTTTTCGAAGACGACGACATCGCCTGAGACCATCAACCACCAACCCATCAGAATCATGAACTGGACCACGAAAACCCTCAACAAACGCGAAGTGCTCGTCAGCGGGGACTTCAGCATCATCCCCTGCAAGAACGGACGCCACCAACTGCGCGAGTCCGGCCAGATGCGCGGGACCTTCACCGATGCGGACGCCGCTCAGGCGCATGCCACCTTCCTCATGGACCAGCGTAAACCGCCTGTGCCTCCGCCTGCCCCCAAGCGCGAGCGCAAGAGCGGCGGCAGTACCTCCGTCCACCCGAAGATTCTCGGCTTTTCGGCTTGCGCTGTCCTGAAGGCGCTTGGCCGGGCCGGGCTCAAATACCCCGAAGCCGACGCCATCCTCAAACGCCACGGTATTGAGATGCCCAAGGCCAGCGTCAGCGTCCAACTGGGCTTCGGGCGCAATGAACATACGTGGCCCCGCCACGGCCAACCCGCCCCGCTCAGCCCGGAGCAACTCAAGGAACTGGGGGTGCCCCATGACTGAACTGGAGCAGGAATACATCCACCGGCTGGAGCAGGCCGTGCTGGAGGCCGAGTGCGTGATGGCCGACTGGGAGTGCGCCCGGCGCAAGGGATACATTCGCGGTGCCCAGCGGACCGTCTTCGGCACCGCCGACCACATCCGCCGTGTCCGCAAGCAGCGCAAAACCATCAACGAAGGAACCGACCATGAAAACCATCTACATTAACGACAAGGCGCGTGTGGCCTTGGAACGACACGCCCTCAGTGGGAGATTTTCACTGGGCACCTGCAAGGCGGTGACCCGCGATGTCTGGGAGGTCGCAGTCGAGGATGATGTCTACACCTTGCTCCAGAAGATGAGTCAGTAGATGCGGGCTCGTGAGTTGTCCTCCACCTTCAGCGATGTAGTTCTCACCATCGTCCACGACTATGAATTGAGAACCAAAGACCGGGGCACGGAGCCGCAGTGTTGACAGCACGGGCAACGGTATGAGCGATACGCCTGCCGTTGCCATTTACTGCGCCCACACTGAGTTGGTCGATATCGACAAGCTCGTCGAAAATCCCCGCAATCCCAACCAACATCCCGAAGCGCAGATTGCGCTCTTGGCGAAGATCATCCGGTCACAGGGGTTCCGTAATCCGGTCGTGGTCTCGAAGCGTTCGGGCTTCATCACGAAGGGCCACGGGCGACTAGCGGCGGCGCGGATGCTGGAGATGCCCCGCGTGCCGGTCGATTATCAGGACTACGAGTCCGAGGCGGCGGAATGGGCCGACATGATTGCTGACAACCGGATCGCGGAACTGGCCGAGACGGATGACGACGCGCTCAAGGCACTCTTGAAGGAACTCGACGGCCAGATCGATCTCGACCTCACCGGCTTCGACGAGGATTCCCTCGATGACATCCTTGACCGACTGGAAACGGAGGAAGAAGACACCAACACCGTGCCCACGCCGCCGGTCGATCCTGTCACGCAGCCCGGCGACCTCTATGAACTCGGCCCGCACCGCCTGCTCTGCGGCGACTCGACCGACCCCGAGCACGTGAAGCGCCTCATGAATGGCGAACGCGCCATCCTCTTTGCCACCGATCCTCCGTATCTGGTCGGCTACGACGGCACCAATCACCCCGGCACCCGTCCGAAAACCAATACCGACTGGTCGGAGACCTACGGGCCGACATGGGATGAAGCCGACCTGGAGCGCAACAACGACCTCTATGACCGCTTCATCAAGGTCGCCATCGAACACGCGATCTTGCCGAATGCCGCCTGGTATTGCTGGCACGCCAGCCGCCGCCAGATGATGGTCGAGCAGGCCTGGGAAAAGAACGGCGCGTTCGTTCACCAGCAGATCATCTGGCACAAGCCGAACCGCCCGATCCTAACCCGCTCGTGGTATCTGTGGGCGCATGAGCCGTGTTTCTTCGGCTGGGTGAAGGGGCAGAAACCGCCCCGCGCCGACAAGGAATACCTGCGCTCGGTCTGGGACATCGACGGGCTCAACAACGATGAGCGCCCCGACCACCCCACGCCGAAGCCGCTGGAATGCTTCGCCATCCCCATGCGCCAGCACACTCTGCGGGGCGAACTCTGCTACGAGCCCTTCAGCGGGTCCGGCAGCCAGTTGATCGCCGCCGAGCAACTCGGGCGGCGCGTCTATGGCATGGAGATCAGCCCGGCTTACTGCGATGTGATCGTGAGCCGCTACCTCGCCCTCGGGGAAGGCAGACGGGTGCTCTGCAACGGACAGGACGTGACGGAGAAGTTCGCGGAGGAAAACACCGATGTCGCAGGTTGATTACAGCATCGGCTTCACGACTGCCGAGGTCGAGGAAATCCTCGCCATTCAGAAGGCGGAACTGAAGAAGACGCTGTCGGCCTACGCGGACAACGGGTCCAGCGTGACCAAGCGGCGCATTGATGAGATCCACACCGTGATCGCCGCCTGTCAGCGGGCTTTGCAAAAGCTCGACCCCGCGAAATACCCGCCGACGGTGCGGGTGGGAGCTTCCCATGTTGACAGGCATTTTGATATGTGAAGCTCCTCGAACGTCTCGGTCGCCTCTTCGGTTCCAGTTCCTATGAAAACGCCAACGCCTCGCGTCGGCGCAGCCAGGTGCCGGGGGCCGCGCCCACGGACGCGAAGAAGGAACTGAGCAGCCACACCCGGCGTGAACTGGTACGCCGCTCCCGTTACCTGAACAAGAACTCGGGCTTTGCCCGGGAGATGGTGGCCGACATGGCGATCTACTCGACGGGCGACGGCATCCAGCCGCAGGCCATGACCGATGACCTGGAGTGGAACAAAGCCGCCGAAGACACCTTCTCGCGCTGGGCCAAACGGGCCGAGATTACCCAGCGCTTCAGCTTCGAGGAATGCCAGCACCTGGTCTGCCGGGGGCTGGATGTGGACGGCGAGTATTTCTGCATCAAGGTGCGCGACCGCTTCGGGCGTCCGCGCCTGCAATTGATTGAGGCGCACCGGATCGGGGAAGGATTCGCCTCATCGGAAACCACCGATGGCATCCGGCTCGACGCCTACGGGGCTCCCGTCGCCTACCGGTTGATTCTCGATGACAACACCACCCGCGACATTCCGGCCCATGCGGTCATGCACATCTTCGAGCCGGAGTCGGCCAGCGGCGTGCGTCAGCCGCCCACCTTGCAGCATTCGATCAACCACATCCTCGACGAGATGGAAATGCTTGCGCTGGAAAAGCACGCGGTGAAGGACAACGCCGACATCGCCCGCATCATCAAACGCGAGAACGGCGGGCTGGAGGAACTTTCGGATTTTGCCGTCGGTACGGGTTCCGAGGATACCCCTCCCCCGAGCGATCCGGTCAGCCTGCAACGGATCGTCGGCGGCAAGATCGTCTCGCTCCAGCCGGGCGAATCGCTGGAAAGCTTTCAGTCGAATCGGCCCAGCCCGGTCTTCACCGGGTTCTTGGAGCACTTGAAGCGTGATTCCGCCGCCGGGATGTTGCCCTACGAGTTTGTGCTCGATGCCGGAAAGATCGGCGGCGCGGGCGTCCGCCTGATCGTGGCCAAGGCCGACCGGCGCTTCAGCTACCGCCAGATGATTTTGATCCAGCGGTTGCTGCGTCCGACTTGGGGTTACGTGATCGGGGACGCCATCGACCGGGGTGAACTCGCCCCCGTCAAGAACTGGAACCGCGTCGGCTGGGTTTGCCCGCGACGGGTCACGGTCGATGCGGGCCGCGAGGCCGAATCCCACCGCCGGGATGTGGAAATGGGCCTGCTCAGTTTCAGTGACCACTTCGCGGAACTCGGAATGGATTTCCGAGAAGAGATCGAACGTCGCGCTCAGGACGCCAAAGCGATTTTGGAAATGGCCCGCCGCTACGGCGTTCCGGTCGACATGCTTTACCGCCCCAGCGGTACGCAGAGCGTGGCCCAGCCCGAGCGGCCTGTTGACAAGGAGTCCGAAGAGTAACGCAGGCAATGGTTCATCCGGGATTCATTCTTCCGGAGACGCCGGTTCGATTCCGGCACCTGCACCCACTTTTCCCTCCATGCTCTTCGCCAACGCCATCCTCCGTCACGATCCGCTGCTGATTGAGCCGCGCCTGCTGACGGCCTTCGTCGAGCGCTGTAGTGGATTTTCCGATACGGTGAAGGAACTGTTTGGCGAGCCGCCGCAGGCCCGGGTGGAAAACGGCATCGGGATCGTCCCCGTCAGCGGCATTCTTGGCCAGGGGCTGATGCCCATCGAAAAACTCCTCGGGGCCTCCGACACGGCGGACCTCTCGGCCACGCTGGATGCCTTCGCCGCCGATCCGGATGTGCACGCGCTGCTGCTGGATATTGATTCGCCCGGGGGCACCGTGACCGGCATCCCCGAACTGGCCGCGCAGATTGCCGCCTTCCCGAAGCCGACCTACGCCTTCACTTCGAGCGAAGCGTGTTCCGCCGCCTACTGGCTCGGGAGTCAGGCCACCGAATTCCTTTGCACCCAGAGCGCCACGGTCGGCTCCGTGGGCGTTTATCTCGCGGTGCTCGACGCCTCGGACGCCTTTGCCCAGCGCGGGTTGTTCGTGGACCTGATCAAGGCGGGAACCTACAAAGCGGCGGGCTTCCCCGGCACCAGCCTGACCGACGGCCAGCGGGCGCTCCTGCAGGAACGCGTGGACCAGATCCACGCCCTGTTCAAAGACGCGGTCAGCGCCAAGCGTCGCTACGTGTCGGCCTCCGCGCTGGAGGGCCAGACTTTTTACGGCATGGAGGCGGCGAAGCAGAACCTCGTCACCGGCATTGTCCCCAGCCGTGCCGCGCTGCTGACGAAGTTGACAACCTCCCTCATGCAATCATGACCCTCGAAGAAAAACTCACCGCCGCACAGGCGCGAATCGCGGAGCTGGAAACCCAGCTCGAAACCGAACGCGCCACCGTCACCACGCTGCGCGAACAACTCACGCAGGCCGAAACCTCCCAAGCCGAGGAGTCGGCGCTGGTCACGCAGTTGCAGGGCGACCTCAAGCAGGCCCGTCAGCAGCATCAGGACGCGCAGGCTACCGTCGAGCGCCTGCAGTCCGAGGCCAAAACCGCCGAGGCCCGCGCCGCCGAGATTTGCGCCAGCGTCGGGGTCGAGCCGCAGCCCGTCACCGCGCAGGGTGCCCCCGAGACCGGCGACCTGACCGAGCAGCTCAAGGCGCAAAAGACGCCCGCCGAACAGACCGCCTTCTGGCGCAAATACAAGGACAAGATCCTCGGGCACTGAGTTCACTTTATGCCACCACCGACCTCTAACCAATCCGATTTACTATGGCCAACACCCTCACCAATCTACAGGACATCCGCATCTCGCAGGCGTTTCTGGAAGCCTTCCGCGCCGCCCTACAGCCCCTCCGCGCGTTCTCCACCGACTTCTCGTCGGAGTTTCTGGAGCGCGGCAAGACCGTCAACGTGCCCGTCGTGGGCAACGCCCTGCCGGTCAGTTCGGACTTCGCGGGCAGCTACTCGCAGAACGCCGACCGCACGGTCACTACCATCCCCGTCGTCTGCAATCGGCACAAGGTGCGCTCTTTTCACCTGACCGACAAGGAAGCCGCCGAGTCGAGTTTCATCAAGCTGGAGCGGCTGGCCGGTTCCGAGGCCAAGCAACTCGCCCAGGACGTGCTGCAGGACATCTTCTCGGTCATCACGCTGGCCAACTACGGTGCGCCCGCCATTGCCGCTGTTGCTGCCGAGGCTTTCAACGCCGCCAGTGTGCTGGGGATTCGCGGGGCCTGCGCTCAGGCCAAGATGCCCACCACCGAGCGCTCCCTCATCCTCGACGACTCCTACTACACCGCGCTCCTGGGCGACGACAAGATCAGTCACAGCTACCTGATGCAGATGAGCCAGCCCTCCCTCATGGAAGCCCGCATCCCCCGCATCTACGGCTTCGACGTTTACGACACCATCGTCCTGCCCGACAACGGCGAGGATCTGGTCGGCTTCGCCGCCCACCCGGCGGGGCTCGCCGTCGCCATGCGCTACCTTGCCCCGCTCCGGCCCGAGTCCTACCTGGAGTCCGGCCCCGTCAGCGACCCCGAAACGGGGATCACCTTCGGCTACCGCCGCTTCTACGACAACGACTCGGGCAAGGAAATCGTCGCCTTCGAATGCCTCTACGGTTTCGTCACCGCCATCGCCGCTGGCATCAAGCGTATCGTCGGCCCGGCTGCGTAATTTGGGATAACCGCCCGTCGTTCATGACTCGGGGGCCTCATCGTCGATGATGGGGCCTCTTTCTTTAAAGTGCTTCTTGAATGTCTCTCCGTAGATGGACGTATAGGCCACGGTAAAAGATGTTTCTAGGACAGCCTTTGATACGGCAGCCTGATAGGGTTCCGTCCACGTTGGAAACCTGATTTTTAATAGCAAACGCTCATCCCCAGCTGGCATAACTGATTCTGGGCCAAAACACGTAGTTCTTTCAATTTGATACTGAACCTGATCGCCCAACACATCTTTGACCAGTTTCTCAATCTTATCCGTGCTTCCTTCATGGATAGGATATTCTTTCCCGTTATTCTCGAAGACGGCTGTCTCAATGGTTGCGGGGCCTATTCCATGGTTTTTCAGGAGATAGGAGAATACCATCTCATCTCCATTTCTTGAATGGTCAGTATAGGGGTCAAGCAAAGGCTTGAGTGAAATTCTATTGTGCTCGCGCTGAACACCTAGCTGCCACACCGAGATCCCGATAGCAACGACAGCTGCAATCGCTGCAATAGAAGCAATTAGGGTTTGAATTATATTTAGACTCTGCGTCTCCATTGTGTTGGTTTGTAATAATAAAGGTCAGAAGGTTCTCTGTGTCTTCAAGGGTAAAATCGGGTGATTATCAGGCATGATCTTCATGGTTTAGGGGATGCCATTT